TCAAATCTAACAGTCAATTTCATTCCAGTTCCAGATCCACCAACCATATCAACTTCACCTGTAACAAAATCATCTAATGTACTCCATAAAGTACTACCATATTCTGCGTACGCCCACTGTCCTAAACCTTTATTAATGAATGCATCTGGGTCAACATCTAACTGTTCAAACAAAGCAAATGACTGTAAAACACCACCTGCACTAGCTGCTGATGTAGGAATATTATCATTACCAACTCCATCAGCACCCTCAACATAGTTAGCAGCTAAAGTCTGACTAGAACCAGCACAAGTCATTGTCACGGGTCCTATAGTAATTGAAAAAAGACCAAGGTTTAAAATATATGTCTGAAAGCAAGGACCTTCTGGAGTGGTAGTTATAGCCATAGTCCTACCAGTAGGAATTAAACAACTGGTAATAAATCCACCACAAGTTCCTTTACAAATACCATAGTATTCAAATGTAGCACCAGATCCTAAGAATGTTCCAGATGCGATGTAAGCACCAGTATTCCACACTTCAGACTGTGCATAGTGTAAACATGCAGGTTGTCTTCCATCATTACCCTCACCAGCTGCAGCATCAGTATTATCATACCAATTAACTACGCCGATAGTAGATGCGTTTGTGTAATAATTTAATTCAAATACATCACTACCACCACGTCTAATAGTTCTACATCTAAATGTTGTACTATAGTGCATGTGTGGTTGGAAGGCGTTAGCTGGAACAACCTCTTCATCTGGATTTCTAGGTTTAGTAAAACCAACATTACCTGTAAGAGTAACCTGTCTGGGAGGAACTCTAAACTGTCCTGTCATGTCAACAGTTGCAACAGATCCTACGTTACTAGAGACAGTAACACCAACACCAGATCTGTCAATAGTTTGACCAGAAGCATTAACAACTGTAGCATCATTGATAACACCTTGATCTGATGCAGAACTAGCTCTAATAAATTTTGATCTTAAATCTGGTACTTGGAATTGATCAACTGTCAGGGTTACTCCCTCTTGTCTGAATGAGGATCCTTCACCCGTTCCAAGAATTTCTGCTAGTGCTGGATAAACTGCTGAATTATAAATTCCACCATCACATCTTAAATAACCAGCTGGAAGAAGTTCAGCACTATTTCCTACATTAGGATCATTTACTTCCAACTCTTGAGGAAAAGCAATCAACGTTCCTGTTGTTGTTCCTATCTTAGTTCTTTCTTGATTTAAAAAAACTGCCATTTTAGTAAGCTCTGATAATCATTATCACAGTTTGTGATGGTGTTTGATTGTCCATAAGAATATTTAACGCATCTGGTATGTCAGAAACGTTAACTGTGTATGATTGTACGTTATTTACAGCAATATTTGGTGGAATTCTAAGACCACCAATGTTCATAGTAATATCAAAACTGAAATGATTATGTGATGCTAACGTTGCATCGGTAAAATCCTCTCCAATGTGACTGAGGTTTGTAGGATATGTTGAACCAACATCTCCATTATAGTAGTTTGATCTACCAAAAATAGTTACAGGAGGAGGAAATACACCAGTGTGTTGTTTCATATAATGTTGATAGTTATATGAGTCAGCAAATGCTGAGGTGTATGCACCATGACCAGGAATTGTTCTTGTTGCTCCTGCAACTGGAATTGAATCATTTGTAAAAGATTTTGCCTGATTTGTTAATATTAAATTTCCTGCGTTTGCTCCTTCTGCTTCGTAATATGTTAGTGAACCAAATCCAGCTGGCCACTGGTCTGCAGTATCACTATTAGTAACACCAGTTAAGTTTGCAGATTCATAGTTTGGATTACCAGTTGTTTCAGCTACTGCTGCCTGAAATACCTGAACATACTTACCACTAGGAAACGCCGTTGTATATTGTCCTTTATGTTTATGACCAGGCGTATGATCAATACCTAATTTTCTTCCAATAGTATAATATGTCTTAGACCATGTAGGATCATTCAAGTTAATGTTTTGAATTTTTCCTGCCATAGTATCAATTGGATCTAATTGAAATTGTAGATCCGTATCAGCACTGTAGATAGTTGGAGGAGTAACAGTTGTACCATCACCATCAACTAAATCTCCAATCACATCATAGGCGTCTGGTTGTCCAAACTGATAATCAGCATCTAAAAGATATGATTTCTCAAGATCAACCATTGACCTACCATTTAAGTTAGGAACTCTAAAAGTATCTCCATCCTCAAAATCAGGAAAGTTTCCAACAATTGATGTATCAGTAGGTCCGTATGTGTTTCCTATCATAGATGCTAACAAAGGATAATCATTAGCTTCAAAGGTTCTACCATCACAAGCAATCCACCCCGTAGGAATATTATTAGGATTGTTACCACTACTAGACTGTCCACCCCAAGGCATGATAGTGCCTACGGGTGCGGACTTCATAGTTTTTAGTCTGTTGTAGAATGCCATTATAGTTCAGTTAACCACCAACCTTGATAGACAGCAGGGATAAAGTTATCGCCATCTGTTTGTCCAACGTAAATGAGTCCGAAGGATGCATTTCTGTTCTGAACAACCAGTTCACCAGATCCATATGGTGTAGATAAACCACCCAACTTAGTTCCCGAAGTATCTCCTTGAAGTGCTACTGGTTCACCACCAACAATTGGAGCACGAATTACAAGTGAGTTGTTGTAAGTCAGTGATCCTGCAACTTCAGTAACTCTGATAACATCACCTGTTTCAGCGTTAGCTGGAAGTGTAAGCACAAGAGCACCAGTAGAAGGAGCTACCGCTACAATATAATTTATATTGACAGAAAGAAGTGAATCTGTGTTGACAAACTTAGTAATATGTCCACCATTCTTATTCTTATATCCCTTGTAACTAAATGCATCAATAGATCCATCTTGCATAATGGTAAAGCTATTAGTACCATTAACACCTAGATTTCTAACATCAAGAATTGGTTGTGAGTTAGTTGGGTTTGCTCCAGCTATACCAGCAACGTCAAGTAGACGACCAACAAATGTGTCACCAAATTCAGATTCAACTCTGAATGTTGGAGTAAATGATTTGTTAGTAAACTGGATAGCATCAGGATCCTCAACACACTTACTTGGGAATATTCTAAAGTTACCACTAACGTCAGTAGCAGCGTTGATGTCAAGTGCACCACCCTCAAAGTGATGTTCTTCGTTGTTGATTAATTTAAGGATAGGTACGTTATTATCTGTACCAGTGATTTCAAAGTTAGAACCAATAAACTTAACATCATCATATACATCTAATCTACCATGATGATAATCTTTCTTAACTAGAGTTGTACCACCATCATTAGTAGTGCTGCTAGTTACGAGGAATATCTCATCATCAATTAGTAACCAATATTCACGATCAAGGAAGAATGGAACGACATCACTATTAACTACTCCAATCTCAACAGAGTTAGATCCAGATCCAGCAATATCATTTGTTAGAAGTGTAGTCTCTCTGAATAGAACTCTGAATACAGATTCACCATCATTGTGTGTTGATGCTGTGCCAGGAACATATGATAGACCACCAACACGAGTAACAGGTAAGTTACCAGCTGGTGCAACTCCAGATGAAACAGGAGTTCCGCTAATCTGCATGATTTCTTCATTTCCGCCAGATCCAAATCCAACGAAGATAAAGTCACCACTTTCAAAGTTAGTAATATCATCAACAGGAAGAACTGTAGCACCAGTACTAATTGTGGTAACAGTGTTAACAAATGTTGTAGCAATGCTGTTATCTACCTTAGGATCTTTAAGCATTGTGTAAACTGTAGCACCAGCTGTATGTGATGCAACTGCAGTTCCATACTGAGATCTAGATGCTAAGATTGTACCACTTGGATTACCAATTACTGTATCGCCAGAACATCCATCAACAGTGAAGATGTCACGAACTCTATCAGTAATTCTAAACTTCTCATCTTTAGTTGCGTTGAATGAGATATTACTTTGACTACCAGATCCAGTAAATGGAACGTTAAGTGTAATTGTGCTACCAACAATGCTAACAATCTGAGGATCAGTGAGTCTGACAGTTCCAGAATCTGTTGGGAATCTGTTTTGTTCAAGTGTGACTGAACCACCATTACCAGTTAGTTCAACATAATCACCAACCTCAAGTCCAGCGACTGAAGGAACTGCGGTAATTGTATTGAGTCCTTCTTGTGCGTTACCAGTAAATGTTTGAGCTGATGCTGTCTTACATCCACCTTTGAAGGTAAATGAACCATTGACAGTTAGTTGTCCGTTCTCACTACCACCATCATTACCAATAATTGTTTCACCAGTTACACTGTCAACAGAGAAGAGAGTATCACCGCCAGGACATCCATTAGTAATCTCAAATTTCTTATTAACAATTTCTAATGATGTAGCAAGCTTAAATGCCTCACCCTGATTGAAGTCTCCGTCTCCATTAGTATCTTCACGAGATACAATTACGTAGTCAATACCAACTTGTAGTGTACCACCAAAGGTTGAGAGATAAACATTTTCTTCATTACTTGCATCTCTAATTCCATCAATTCCTTGTTCAATCCATGTTGCATCAAATGCGATGTTACACTTATAAACAGGAGTTCTATTGCCAGGATTCTCAGGATGATTATCAATCTGAGGTGCAAATGAACCTAGAGGTTCTCTTTCAACAGTCAAATAATATGGAGCACTTTCTGCACCTGTTAGACCACCAACTGCAACACGAACAATTTCAGGTCTGGTGCCAGTTCCTACATCAACAGGAGCATCAAGTAAGATGTAATCACCTTCAGCAAAGTAAGTGCCAGGTGCATTTAACAATGGTAAGTAATATTGCTTACCAGTCAATGCAGGGAGATCAGCTCCTTCAGGACCTGCACCAGTCTTAGCGTCTTGGAATGTTGCATCACCCCAAGATGCAGAACCAGCAGTGTCAATTCTGTTGTAATTTGGATCAGAAGCTACTACCTGTAGAACATTAACAATGTCAACATTCTGATTAAAGCTAGAAGGTCCTAGAATACCAGAAGTATGTTCAATTCCAGTTGTTCCTAGAGATTGTCCAATACCAACGAAGGAGAAGGAAGAAGTACCACCACAAAGTTTAACACTACTGTTGAATGTTGTTTCACCATCAATCTCAAGACTGTTTCTAATAGTAGTTGTACCACCCTGACCAGCAATGTTAATTTCAGAAGCATTTAACGCAAAGTCAACTGTCTGAGTATTACCAGAGAAGAAGCTAACAATACCTGCTTCAGTTGATAAAGTTACAACTTGCTCAGGATTAGTTCTATCTCCACCAAGTTGCTTGAATGCACCAAAGGTTACATCACCTGCAAACTTAGTTCTCTTAACTTCAAAGTCAACAAATGATAGAGACTCAAGACGATTATATGCACCACCAATCGTTGTTTTGGATATTGCAGCGTCTCTGTCAATATTACCAATAAAGATGTTAGCGTGGTTAGCTGTATTAGCGATGTATACAAACTGATCGCCTGTAGATTTATCACCAACATAGATCCATTGAGTGGAGCTGGTGTTGTAATCACCAATTCTAATTGTCTTAGCATAACCACCGATGTGTAAACCACCAGTGTTATCACCACCAATAAAGTTGCTATCGTTGAACAAGTTAACTTGTCCAGTTGTCTGAGAGGTTCTTACCTCAGCAAGAGCACCATCATCACCATTAACATCAATATCATGCTCAAACTTAGCATCATCTGTAAATCTAGATGTGCCATCTACAACTAAAGCTCTGTCTAGATCATTGTTATCAACATTAATACCAACACGACCACCATTTGTAGTTGCAACACGTAAAACTGATTCATCATTTGGATTAGCACTATCACCACCAACTAAGAATGCATTATCAATAGGAGTCTTATCACGATCAGCAAACTGTGTATGATCTAAGAAGTCTCCAGTTGTTTTACCACTGATAAATGCGTTACCAACAACATCAAGGTTTGCACGAGGATCAACGTCTGGATGTACCCATGCATTTTGATATGCATCATGTGGTGCTCTTGCGACTGTGTTAATACCTAACTTATACTGACCAATGCTTTCAGTCTCGGTTCTAAGTGCCTCTGCACCAAGTACACCAATTTCCTTAAAGTTAGAGTTAGAGAACTCAATAGTAGGAACAGGGTTAGATCCTGCACCATCTACTACACCACCTGTACCATTCCATACTTGAATATCCGCTGCAATTTGATTAGCAATTTGGAAATAAATGTAATTATTAGTATTAACGAATGGGTCGTTAGGATTATTATATACTGTCCAAGTTAGATTAAATCTTGTATCTAGATAGTAATTCTTAATTCTAATTTGAGAACTAGCAGTAATACCACCACCAATATCTTTTACAGCAATACCAACACCATTTTGTTCAAATTCAACTTTGATAACGTTAGTACCAAATGTCTGTAATTGCTTGATCTGAACAGCTGGTATTACCTCAAAGTAATTTGATAAGATCCAACCAAGTGATCCATTCTTACCAACTTCACTACCCTTGAGTAATACATCGCCAGGATAAGGTAGAACACCACCATATGTAATAGTCTGAATTGCATTGAGTGTAGAACCACCATTTGCAACTAGAGGTGACATATTTGGCGTAATGTTGGAAGCAATGCCATCAACGGTATGTGTCTGGAACATATACCTTTGACCATTTCCTCTAGCATTAAATTGGAAGATAGCAGACTGTATTCTGTTCTTACCAAGTCTAATATCACCAGCTTCGGGTGGAACAAATGGAACTCTATCTAGAGATTCATCTTGCTCTTCTCCAGTTACAGGATCAGTACCAGTCACATTTGATCTGATAACTAAAACGTCACGTTGCTGGATTAGATCCTCATCTTGTACAGATATTAATACAGGAGACTCAATACTATTAACTAACTCACCATCACCACCAACAATTGTAATGTTCTGGTTGAAGGTTACAGGAGTGTCAAATGTAGTAACTAATCCTCCAATTGTATCATCCTCATCTCCATCATCTGCTAGTGTCGCTCTATCAATGAATGTCTCTTCACCAGTGATGGCGTTGATTCTTCTGTTACCAATATACAAGTCACCTTGTGAGTTGATACCAGTGTAGAATACGATACCACCGTCTTGTTTCTTAGACTGTGCGTAGAAGTCTTCATCAGGTGTGAGTACAACTTCCTGTCTAGCTGGTAGACCAGTTGAATAGTTACCTGGACCGAAACCAAGGTATTCAAATGTGTGGTTACCTGCTCTTGCGATAGATGGTCTTCTCAGTTCAACATAATACTTCTGATCAGTATATACCTGATTATCACCAGATATAGGAATGAGACGATCTTCAGATCCAGAGGTTGCATTACCATCTTTTGCTTGTATTCTGTTGTCAATAATAGCTCCACCAGCATCAACAGTTGTGTTGGTGTAGTCGTTATTAACAAATGCAGGTTGCTGCGTTAGATCACCAACAAGTTCTCTAGTTACAGAGTTCTTAAAGTCGTTAACAGTTACAGCACCATGAATATAGTTGTCAGCAGCAGAGAATGTTGCTGGAGGATCAATTAAAGCTGCATAGTATGCTTTTTCTTCTACAGTTGTACCAGAGTTCTTAAACCATAGAGGATCATTTCTAAAGTTTAGAGGATATAGTTTACCAACTGGTTGTGAGAACTTAAACTTCTTGAAGTTGTTAGTGATACCTGCACCAGTTGGGAATGGAGAAATATTACCACGAAGAGCAGTAATATAGTAAATACCATCTTGCTGACCAGTAATTCTCTGTTGTAATGTCTCGTATCCAAAGATATAGAATGTATCTTCAATAACTCCAACATCATCAACACTATCAACATAGTATTCAACACCAGCGTCATCTTGAATTCTATCGCCAGGTGTGACTGTGTAAACGTTAGCGCCGTTTTGCTTGTAGAAAAACTGGGGATTATTTTTTGCGATTTGGGTCTTAAGAGGTAGTGATTTGCCCATATCCTGATCCTCAAGCATGTCAGCAAAGACATTACCTTGAGTAAATCTAGTGTTAGCAAACTCACTGTACTCTAATGTACCACCACGAATATTTTTGATGATTATGTAATAATCTCCACCAACACTGTAGTATGCATGAATATTAGCAAGACCAGAAGAATTACCAGCAAAGCTAACAGCATTTGGATCACCAGCTTGATTATCTGTTTTACTTGTTACGAAGATACCACCTTGAGGAGCAGTAATCTTGACTGTAGTAAATGTCTCATTTCTCAAGCCAGGGAAATTTTTAGTATCTACTGCATGGTCAAATACAGTTAGTTCTAGATACTTGATTGAAGGATCTAGAGTATCCTCTACATAACGACCAGATTGAATAGTTGCTTGAATACCAGAGCTAAATCTTGCAAATGCACGATACTCTACACCAGAACCAGTTTGATCTTTCTTATATGGATCATAAGCAGCACTAAGTGTAAGACCAGCATCTTTGATTTGTTTCTCTGTCCAACCAATGTTTTCACCTGACTGTACTGGGTTCTCAAAACGAGCACCATATACATTACCGACAACAGGTTTCAATAATACCTTCTGTGGTACTAGCTTACGTGTGTCATCAGTTCTAGTCTTAAGAACGAAACCATTGATAGGATCTCTTGCGTTCTCAAGATCCTTAGGAATAACGTAACGAATCTTATATGTTCTTTCATCCTTATCACGATCATCTGTGAGACGTTCATACCACATATCAGTGGATCTCTGTCTATCACTGTAATCAGACTCATTGATTCTCCAGAATATATTATCTTTCTCACTTCCACCAATAGCACCAGTAACTTCATCCTTACATTGGATATACCACTTACCATCAGGACTAGCAGCATCAGCAAATGTAGGATCATAACGCATTGGAGAACGACGCTTGTTAGCAAAGACAGTGAACTCTAATGATGACTGACCAGCTGCAAATACAATTGGACTTGCATTATTAATAGCGTCAGCATATGTCTCATGCAATGTGATCGTTCTAGGATTCTGATATCTTACAAAGAATTCAGTGCTAGGATTAATTCTACCAACTTCAGAGTTGCTTGAGTCAGTAATTGCAACGTTTGTATTGTTTTGAGAAAGATACTGGTTAGCAACTAATGGTAAACGTGCTCCCTCAACTGGTCTGATGAATACCTTTTGTGCCTCTGTAGAAGACAGGGAGTTTGTTGGAACATCAAATATATGAGGAACTTCAGTCTCAATACCATTAGCGACTGTAGAACTGAAGAATGATGTGTAATTGTGTAGATCATACTTGTCATCAAGAATGAACTGATAGATATCAATTTCAACATCCTTGTCTATACTATCTGTCTCAGATGCATAGATGTAGATACCAGCAGCAGCATTCTCTTTAGAGGTTGCAAGCATCAATCTGGTTTGATCACTACCATTGAAGAATGTGGTTCCAGAGTAGTCCTCACCACCAGCAGCAGTACTTCTGCCTGGTGCGATTACATAGTATGTTCTGTTGGTTTCAAATCCATTAGGTAATCTAACAAGACGCTTATCAACATCAACATAGCTACTAGTTGTAGTATCAAAACGAGGGCGTGGTACAAGTCTGACTGGAGTTCCAGTTTCAAACTTATGTGGGTTAGAAACACCACCACCAGTATCAATAGTGAATATTGTAGCTCTAGATGCTAGAAGTGCAGTGTTGACTGTCTGCTCAGACCTAGTGACTGTTCCAAGACCACTGTTAATAATAGTTGTGATAACACTAACTAAAGTTTCAATAGCATCAGCAGTACCAGAACACTCTCTATAAGATGGAGAAGTTAAAGTATCTTGAATAACATCAGGTCCTTCATTCTCAGGTCCTACAACTACAGTTG